ATTGATCCATTACCGTTTGTAATCTTTTTACTTTAAGTTTTTCCACCATTGTTGTTGGTGCTGTTACTCTTCTAACAATTGGCTTAAGAGGAATTTGCGGAGTATTTTTAATTCCAGGCAATATCTTTGCTAAATCAGAACTTGTAGTGCCAACTCTTTGTCTGTATTGACTTAATCCAGTGTCTGCTCTTGCTATGGAAGCCCAACGACCAGCTAAAACATTTTGATATTGACTTTGAGAAATACTTCCCTTCTTAAATTGCTCTGTTTGTTTCCAAATTAAAGAAAGAGCCAATCTATCTTGTAGTTCTGGTGTAAATTTTTCGTCTTTAGAAATACCAAGTCGTGCAAGCTCACCAATATCTTTACCTGATCCAAATAAAGTTGATCTGGTGAACTGATATTTTCCCAAAGCACTGGAGTTTAATTTATTTTTGGGATCAGCCAACATCTTTGTTTGGTGTTGTTCAATCTCTGCTAAAGTCATTTCTGTAAGAGGTTTTGCTGTTTTGCCTCCATAAGCACCATAACCAAGAGTCACATCATACCCTGAAGAGTAGCCCTTTTTTCTTGCTTGTTCGTCAGAGGTTCCTTCGCCTCTGGCTATGACGTTCAACAATTCTTTTTCCTGTGGAGCAATAGCAGTTGGTAGCTTTGTTGGTGTTGGTGCACCTGAAGGAGCAACAGCCTTTTCTTTAGCTTGTTCATCTGCGATAGCTTTTTTAGCCTCCTCTCTTTTCCTATCTCTTTCTGCTTTTTCGTCAAAATGAAGTTTCTCAAGTTCTGCAAGCTCTTTCTCCAAATGTTCTTTCCATCCTAAACCACTTTCATGCTTTTTACCTTTTAATGCAGTCCATAGATGATCTGCAATAACTATTACACTTAAAATTGTCTTTTGAAGAGTAAACTTTAAAAATTCAGCAAACTCCCAAAAAGGCTCAAGCAATTCAGAAGACTTTCTTCCATCGCAATAAGCATAAAAATCTTCAAGCAATAAAAAGAAAGTTGTTAAGGCAACTGTTGCGGCAGCAATCGGTCCCAACAAAGGACTAAACATTGCTATAAGAAGACCAGACAATATAACCAACTGCTTCTGCCAAGGAGCCATCATATCCCAAATCTTGACAAGCCAATCCCATATTGTTGAAAGTATAGGAACAGCAACATCTTTTATGTCGCCAAGAAATCGTATTACCGTCAATGCAAGTTTTATGGGAACGTCTAAAAATTCTGCCAACTGCTTTGACCACATCGGAATTTTATCAAAGATCGTTTCTGTAAAAGACCTCAACTTTGTTTTTATTTCCGTCAAGGCTCCTTTATTGAGATTCAATAAACTGATGGCCAACCATTCAGTTGCTAATTTACCGGCAAGTTTTAATCTGTCAAACTCATGACCAATTCCACGAACCTGTTTTAACATATCACGAGATTCTTGAGGAACTTCAAGCTTGTTGACCATATCTACGAGATCAAAATACTTTTCTCGTAATTCAACGTTCCAAGCAATCTCTTGAAGGCTGTTGCCCATGGTTTCAGAAGCAAGAGTAAAGGCTTTTGTTGCTTGCACAGACATAAACATCCGTTGTGCAAGCAACTGATACTGCATATCGGCCTTTGCTACCTGATTTACCATCTTGGTTATTTCAATGGTAATGGCACCGATAGCACCAACAAAATTGGTAGTAGCAGTAGCATAGACATTTTTGGAAATCATGCCTTCAAGTTTTTTCTTGAAGTCATCTACTGACCCTTTTGCCTTTTTCAAAGCATTGTTGTCAAATTGAATACCTAGTTTTACTAAATATTCTTCAAGAACGTTTTCCATTATTGTCCTCTATTTGCTTCCGACCAAATCCTGTATCTTCTTTCATTCTCTGCCTTCACTTGTGCCATCTCATGCCAATCAAGTAAATCTCTGAATGTATAGGTTCCGTCCCAAACTTCGTGCTGCTTCCACTCCCCTGAAAAGACCGGAGCATAAGCGTATTGATCTATTCTTTCGCACTGAACGGGGTCAAATCCGATATGGGTTTGATCAGGTTGTTCAATGCGTCTCCTTGAAAAAAATCGGCAATGTTAAAAATCAACGTATGGATCGTAAGAGTCAAAACGGTCATAGTATCTTCCTCTAAACCTTCTACACCCCAACGACCATCATAAAGCATAATCGGAATAGGAGCCACATTACCGCCAACAGATTTCACTTCAGAAACAACCTTTAGACATTCTTTCTGAACATCTATAAAGGTTTCCTTATCCATTAAGGATCTGTTTTTTCCTGATCCTCCAGTTACTTGAGCATCTCCAAATGGAAGCATCTGCATCAGAACAAGAGTAGTGATGTAACTGCCCGTCAATGCATCAAGCCTACCGATTCTAAACTTCCTTTCATTAACATCTACCTCTTTAAACATCTCCCTTTTCATGATCTTCTCCTTTTTGTTAAAATGTTAAGCCGGAATGTTCTGGATATTAGCCGCCCACAACGTCCAAGTAACCATCTGACCTTCTGCCTGATAAACCTTATCCGGAACTTTGCCGAACGACATGCCAGTAATAATATGACTGGTTCCATCAGAAGTGTTTCTCAAAGAAGCGGACATTTCAGCCCATGCATCTGTATCGGCAATATACAAAGCATTTTCAGCAGCTAAAAGCCACTTATGCACATTACTGGTCTGCTGACACTGAATCTGAATCTTGCCATTATGACCAGCGATTTTACTGACCATAATAGTCCCGTCTGCCGCAACACTATGAGCAGATCGTTCCGTATCCATTGTCACCGTTACCTGACCCGTCCCTTGTCCGGTAAAAATATAAGCTCCAAGATCAGGATGTACAAGAGCTCCTGATAAATCCAAGAAACTATAAGTAGTATGTTCAGCCATCTTTATTCCTCCTATTTAAAATCTTGATAACCATCGTTTGGCAAGAGCCGACAACTGACCCGCACCACTGGGGTTGGGAGCAAAGGAATCAATGTCCGCTGCCCACAACACCCATACAACCATTTGACCTTCGGCTTGATAAGACTTTTCAGGAATCCTTTCATAAGACAATCCTCGTAAAGTATGAGTCGTCCCGTCATTTAAATTCCTTAAATAAGCCGTCATCCTGCCCCACTCTTTCGCATCAGCCTTAATCAAAAACTGATACACATACAAAAGCCATTTATGAATGTTGCTGGTTTGTTGACATTCAATTGTAAGCTTGCCAGCACCGCCCGGAATTTTTCCTAAAATCACCGTTCCATCAACGCCAATTTCATGAAAAGTTTTATCCTCTTCCATGCTGACAACAACCCTGCCGACACCTTGGCCGGTAAAGGTATAAGATGTGCCAACTGCCGGATGAGAAATAACACCGGACAAATCCAAGAAGCTGTAAACTGTATGATCAAACAAACCAAACATTTAAATGACCTCTTACCGGTTAACGTAGACTCCCACCAAAACTGAGTGGACGGCTCCGGATTCTTTAATTGCGATGTAGAGAGGAACCGATTTACGGGCTTCTCTATCAGCCTGTGTCTGGGTAGACAATGCTTCAGCCTGTACCAGATAACCGGCAGGAAGCGGATCATCCGTTTTCAGATTCAGAACATTCGGTCCTGTCCATGTCCCCGGTCCCAAGAAACCGATACGAACAGCTTCATCACAGGCTTCATTACAAGCTTGAATCAACTGCGTAACACCGGCATCGGTCTGCGGAATCTTCGGATTTTGATAAAGCAAATCCATGATTGTTAACTGAAGATTGTTAACAAACATATCCAGATTAATTCTTTCGTCAAAGAAAGTTCCGTTTGCCATTCTACCCTGTTCAAAAATGGTGTAATAATTGGCATACTCAAGATAAAGATTGCCATTATTTCCTTCAATGACATTGATATTTGAAGAAGATAAGGGCTCAATGGCAATACCCGTTTCCTGTTTAAACTTCAGAGTAAACGCAGAATTGGCCAACCCGGAATTCTGACCGCAAGCATAACCCATGATTGCAACAATCGCATAAATGTTGTTGGGATAAATGCCGCCTTGAGTAGTTGCATACTGCCCGATTGACCGACTGTAATCCAAAGACTTCAGATAGGTGAAAATATCCGGAGGCGAAGCGGTGCCAGTCAAACAATCCGCATCACTGGTGGTGTATGCATACACACTGGAAGGCGTTGCGGTTTCAATATACGCTGCACAAGCAATGTGGTCAGCATATGCAGCGCCGAGACAAATGGCAATATACCACTCTGTGCTGGCTTCACGGCAA